ACTGTCATGCCATCACCAACATCACCCAGTGCATAGTTATCTAATTCCTCTGATAACTCTTTTGTTGCTGGTACTTTACCCAATATAGCCTTCATAGTTAGTACGCTAAGTGCGCCAATAGGTCCAGATAGTGTAGGCATACCAGCATCTGGGCTAAATGAAGGGTTAGCCAAGGTTAGTTTAAATGTAAACTCATTAAACTTTGGTTGTTTAAAACTCTCTTCGCCTGGTCCAAATGCACGAACTGTTTTATCTACAACGCCAAATATAACATTATCTGTTGGCATCATAATATATGGTTCGCCGTTGTTATCTTTGTATACGCCACCAGCGGCATCTAAACCAAGATGCGTCAAACGCATACGGTATAAAACTCTTGGTGCTATATCTTTTAGACGATAAACTCTTCGCCAAAAATCTTCAGTAGCACGGTAATAACGACCAGTATTACGAACCGCTACGGCAAAATTAGTTCTAACATTAGGGTTATCAACAAACTTTAATACAGAATCTGCTGCTTCTTGAACAGATATTTCTGTTATAATTTTCTGAGCATGTTGTTTTGTATCCTCAAGAATATTACTTTTTACTCTATCGCCAATTACTTTACCTTCGTCCTGGTATTCGGCTAACTTATCAAGATAAAGTTTTCTAGCCATTTGCTTTTCTGTTTCAGCATACTTCTTACGAACATCTAAGTATTTAATCATAACTACTGGCTGGCGCAGGATACCAGTTACTTGATTATCCATAATTTCCATCATATTATTACCAAGTTTTTGATAAGCGCCTTCCATATCAGATATACCTGGTCCCTCAAGGGTAGTAAACAATTTACCTTTAGGTTGGAATCCTTTAGTTAGTTCTTCAAACTCTTCAAAGGTTATACCTTGGGCTGCTTTTTGAGCCTTATTAGATATCCTATTTCCAGTCTCTAACTCTTCTTTTACTAAGTCATCATATGCAGACTTTAATCTATTAAACAATGCTTCATTAAAGTTATCTGCACTGCCATGAAAAGTCTGACGCATATCCAAAAGAATACGGTCTATTAATACTTCAGCAATCTCCATATCGTCTAGTCCCTGTAGACGTAAAGCACTGGTATGGGCTGTCATACCCAAGAAACTATTTAATGCTTCTGCATCTTTAACTGAATGAGTAACCTTTACGCCCAATGTAGGTATAACATCTTCATCAAATTTAGTTAATAAATCTGTATTCTTTGATAGTCCTACCTGTTGTAGTAGATAAGTTTTAGCCCCAACATAATCACGTTCAGTTCTTAAACCTTTACTTGCCACAAAAGCAGCAACTGGATTAAATTTAAAGTTCTCAGCAATACCTTTATTCTGTCTTGTATTACCATAGAAACGTTGAATAAAGTTTTCAAAGTGAACCAGAGATACACCACGTCCAGCAAGAACTTGAAGTGAAGCCAACTTTTCTGTATCTATTCTTTTACCAGTTTTACCTTGAACTAAACCTGGAAATAAACCTATGGCTACATCATAATTACTCATATCAACTAATTGTTCAGTTACTTCAGCAGACTGTCTTCCAACAAGGCTTGCGCCTGCAGCAATAGACCTAGTACCTGCTGTTAAGTATTGTGAGTTTAGAGTTAATGCTTGTATTAATAACTGAACTTCACTATCTTCTAATTTACCGCTAAGTTTTTCCGCTTTAGATAAAGGTCCAGTTATAAAGTTTCCATTTTTATCTTTTCCACGATTTAAAGTTTGCGTAATATATTCAGCCTGAGCAAACCTACGCTCTAAAGATGTTAATTCTTCAGGTAGTTTTTCATTTCTTGCAGCATAATCAGCAATTATTTTTAATCTTGCATCTTTGTCATACATATCTGCAGGGGTTTTTCTACCTAATGCCCTAGCAATCTTTACTCTTAACTGCTCACCACTCTTAGAACCTGAGTATGCTGCTGCAATTCTACCCATTCTATGACCTTTGCGGTCTAGGTATTGGAATAAATCTTTAGCAGGGGCTGTAAGATAGTAAATAAATCCTTCATCAATAGCGCTTCGTATACCCAAACGTGGGAAAAGTGTAAACAAAGACCAAAAATTAACTATTCCAGTTGATAAACCGCTACTTGTAGCACCCTGAAACATACCAGAAATTAATTTACCTCTGTTTGCTTCATATGCATACTGTGCTAACTCTTGATAATCAAGGGTAGATATAGCACCACGCTCTTGGAACGGATGAATAATACCTTGTGAGTCAAACTTTGGCACATTATCTTCTACTTTAAGACCATGTTTAGATACAACATTTTCTAAACCTATAGGAACATTTAATTTTTCAGTTACTGCAACACCAACTGATGTACCATATTTTTCATCAAGGGTTTTCTTTATATATTCTCTACCCTTTTCAGTTCCTTCAATTCCCAAACGTTGCATAATTGCAACATCAAGGCTACGAAGCATAGCAACTTGGTCATTTGCATCAGAGTTAATAAACCTAACAGTTAAAGCCTCTGATAAATCTTTAGGTAATACCTGACGTGCGGTATCTCTAAATACATCTGCGCTTTTAATAGACTGAGTTCTGTCAGTAATATTAAGTTTAATCTCTTTATTTTGCGGAGTGCGGGCTAAAAGAAGAGATACACGCTCTTTAATATTCTTGCGACTAAATCTTGTAAAATCTATTATTTCTGGACCTATTAAGTCGGCCTCACGGGTAGAGCCAGCCTTGATAAGTGACTTAGATATTTCTTCAACTGACTGAGCAATTTCTTTGGTAGTTCCAGATGCAGGATTTAAAAAATTACTTAATGCTTTTTGAGCACCAACAGTTAATCTGCGTTGGTTGCGTGCAGTTGCTATACCATTGCGGAAGAACTGAGCACCGCTAACCCTGCCAGCCATAAACATAGAAAGATTTTCAACATTAGAAAAAACTGTTTGAGCACGGGTAGCATTAACTACATTGTTTCTCTCTAAGAAATCAATAGCCTCATCGTTGTTATACCCAGGAAAACGTCTTTTAATATCATTACGAATTCCAATTTTAGCAATCTTGTCTGGCTCATCATTAAGTCTTTTAACAGCAGGACCTAGTTGGTCATCCCATAATTTAACTACATCTTTGTTGTCTCGGAATATGTCCCTAACTCCAGCAACACCAAACTGCTCAATAGTCTTACGCATTTGAGTACCAGTTTGATTCTTAAGACCAAACATAACCGCTCTGGCAGCAGCAGTTGCTCCACCAGTTACCCAAGTCAGAGGGTCAACGGCAATTTGATATATAAAATCTATGGGACCAGAAACGCCTTGAACTCCAGTTGAACGTGCTATATCTCTACCTGGAGATACCTGTGCATACTTAACGCCATCCATTACTTGTTGGAATGACTCTGGATTATTGTATGCCTCTTCTAAAGCATCTAATAGTTTTTGATTTATTGTACCGCCAGCACTAGCAATAATATCGCCTGGTTTTTTACCAGCAATTAAACCTTTTGCTATTTCTACTTTTTCAACACCAAAGTAATCTGCAGCCTCGTTTAATGCCCCTTGGTCATAAACTCTACGGCCATCCCAAGCATCGCTAAAAGACTCTTTGGTAAATAAACCTTCACCTTGTGAAGCCTGACGAGCAAGCAGGTAGGGTGTATTAATTACTCTATTAAAAACACCAGCAGTTTTAAATAATAAAACTAACGGGCTTTTAAGAACATTAAAGCCAGTTTTAATTGCTCCAGTAAGGTAGTTACTAGCACCTGGTTCTGGCAATTGATAATCTGACTGAGGGAATAAAAACTTTAATTTTTCTTGTGCGCTAGGGTCTAGGTTATTAAATTCTTTACGAGCATCATCAATTCTTAATTGATTTAATTTTTTATTTTTTTCAATAGTCCAACTAAACTGCTCTAGTTGTGTACCTTGTTCCATAGGTATATTTGCGGCTTTAGCAGCAGCATAAAGGTTTGGACTAGCCTTGGCTACTATTGGATTAAGACGGTATGCCATTAGTATCCTTCGTCAATTAGGCTTCTATACATTAACTCAGCATCACCAGATGGGTCGTATGGTATTAAATTTTTAATTACATCTTGAATTGTGTATGAAGGATTAGGTAGCCGTCTCATTGCTTCAGAGCCAGCACCAGCACCTATATCAACTCCAGTAGTAATAGGTTCAGATGGACGAGCAGTAGGGGCTAGTAATGGTGTTGGCATTTCCATCTTTGGTATTGGATTGCCAGCCATAGGTGCTGCTACTTGGTTGTCGTAAGTTTGTTGTCCCTGTCCATATGGTAATCCTGAGATGTAGGTTGCAGGTTGTGTTGGTCCCCCATCAGTGCGTTGACTAAGAGCGCCAGGACCTGATACTGGGGCTGGGTTATTCGGTTTTCTATATCCACCTTGCACTTTTCCTCCTACTTAGTAAATTGTGTTTTAACATTTGCAGTACCACCGCACCACACGTTGTATTCAATTGCTATATTAATTGCTTTCTTTGCTGCAGCAGATGCCTTAGCATGAGTTTTAGTTTCTAATCCCATTGCTACTAATGCACCAAGTGCTAAGGCTCCACCAGAACCTATTGCATATAAACCTTTATCATCTCGCATATATCCATAGTCATCGCTAACTTGATATAACCTGCCATTAAAACAAACTAATGCATCCCAACCTGAATCATCATCATTTTTTACTTTAGGGGCTGGTTCATATCCTGCTTCAGTTAGAGTTTGTTTTATAGATGGTAATATTCTAATCATCATAAATCTATCTGGCTCTTGCGTCTTAATTACTTTAGGTGGCTGCCATAGGTTATTAATAATATCTCCTACAATTGCATCACCTGCAACTGCAATTAAATATTCACCAACCTTGGTTATCTTATCGCAGCCTTTGGCTACGTATGGTCTATCTTGATATGTAGTTAAAGTATCTGCGCCAAGTGTTGCCCAGCCTTTACCTTGTATTCCAACTATTGCAGTCATGGTCCCCTTCTAAACTATCTTCTTACTACTGTCCTTGCACTAGCACTAGCCTGGCCACCCGCTGTTAAACTAGATAAAAGACTTTGTAATCCACCTTGTTGCGCCTGTGGAGGAATAGCGCCTCCTACTGGAGCAGCGGGAGCGGGGGACATTTGCTCAACCTGTGTAGCCCCAGTAGGAGGTAATTCTTCAGGTTTAAATATTTCCTCAATTGCATCCTCAATTGCTACACCTTTTTGACGGGCTTTGATTACATCTGAAATTTTTACAATGATATCAGATGGGTCCATTCCTTGTGTTGCCATTTGAGGTATCGCTTGAGTATACGCCCCTAATGCACCCAATAATGAGTTACGCATTTCTTCAATTTCAATTTTTTCTTGTTCTTGAGTTACATTAATACCAAATGGTAATTCACGCATAACCATGTCTTTAGAAATAATCTTAGCGCCTAATGCTTGTAGCATAAAAATAAGTCCCTGCGCTGGGTTAAGACCAGCAAGCATGCCATATCTAACATCGGCTGAATAATCTTTTTTAATATCTTTTGATGGTTTGTAATCAATGCTGTATGGAGAACCAGCATCTACGCCACGAACTGTTTTATCAAAGTCATAAAACTTCTCATCTACCTCAAAGCAGACTGAGATAACATCCTTAAGGGCTGAAGCAAAGATTGCTTGGGCAGACTTAACCTGTGTATCAAAACCACCCATAAGTGCTTGGACACCCTGACCAGTAATAATACTTGCATCAAGGTTGCCAGTACGTGACTCTGGGTAGCGTGTACCAGTTCGCAACTCTTGTTGCAACAATGTTTGTTCAGTAAACGCACCATTAGGTATAGGCAGTTCAACACGGCGCACACCAGCAGGTGTATTGGTACGAATAATTGAATCGCCACCAAATTCAATTTCTTGAACATCCTGTGGAACAACAATTGGTGATTGAACAGATTTCTCTGCTGCCTCCATCGCAAGTAATGCGAACCTATTACGAAGCAGTTGGATACCTAGAACATCATCAAATTGTCCACGCATTTCACCATCAACGCTTGGACGTTTAGCAACAACAACCATCATCTTTCCAAGCGGATTAATTGCTTGTGACAGAATTAAATTGCTACGGCTAGGAACATAAATAACAGATTGGTCTTTGTCATAATAGCGAACAAAGTCAATCTTTGACATTAAGTTTTGTTCGTATCTGTCCTTACCTAAAAGTTCTATTTCATACTCTGGAAATTGAGATACCAACTCAGCAATTGATAGTTCATATCTTTTTGCAAAGGCAATGCAGCGTCCGTAGCGGTCAAACTCTGGGTAAGCCCCAATTGGACTTTCTACTCTAATTCGCGGCAGCCCTGCTTCTTCGTCTAATTCAATAATGAATGGGACGAAACCAAATGTGATGTAATGGTCTGCACCTGTGTACATCTGCACTTGTAAATCTGAGTGAGCAAAATAGTTAGAAGCAATACGAGTACGCTTGTCTGCGAAAGAACGGGCACGGTCACTTACTTGGTTAGCGGCTGAACAGTTAACTGCTGGTAGTGGTGCCATAACTTCTGACAAGTCACGGGCAACAATATCAATAAAGTTTGCAACTACGTTTGCGTCTACACCCTCTGGAAAAAATGCTGGATAGATAGATGATATTTTACCTTTACGGACGGCAAGCACATCTTGTGCCCTTGCATCTCTATCAGAGGCACGGTCTTTAAGAGAGTCTACTCTGGCTGCAATTTGTTGTATTGATAACAATATAATTCCTTATCCGTAAGTTTGTTGCCATTGCTCTGCAAAGGCTTCATCTAAATTAACTGAGTATCGTTTTTCTGTTTGTGCTCTGGTTGCCCAGCGGTTTCTTGCATATCTTTGCATGTTACCTGTCTGTACCATGAATTCCCTTGCTCTGAGCACGGTAAACCATAAAGCCATAACACAGTCAGTCTTTGCTCGAGTATTAGGCTTCCAAGTTATTAACTGTTGGATTAAAGCCTTCATACCCTCTGAGTGTTCCGTAGAGGGAAACTCAATAATGTTATTTTTTTGGAACTTATCATCTCGTAATGTTCCCATTAACATAGACATACCCGCTACA